ATACCGGAGCAATGATGGAATTTCCCAAAATGCTGTACCGCGCCGATCGGCCTTTCGAGGATCAGGAAGCGCTCAAGCGAGCCATCCATAGCGCTGCGCTCAAGACGATGATCGTCGAGTCGGCCGACGAGCAGAAGGCGGCCACGAAGAAGGGTTGGACCGAGGATCTGGCGTCGCTGGTCAAATCCGACGCGAAAGTAGTCGAGAGCGAGGTCAAGTAATGTCCGCTACCGCGCTTGACGTCATCAAAGGGGCGCTCAAGCGTATCAACGAGCTTGCCGCCGGTGAGACGCCGGACGACGACACGGCCAATGACGCGCTGTACGTGCTTAACGACTTGCTCGATAGCCTGTCGAATGAGCACCTGGCCTGCTACGCGCGCGTAGAGAACATTTTCAACCTGACAAGCGGGCAGAACATCTACACCGTCGGCAATCCGGCTGGTGGCACGATGCTCGGCACGGTGGCGCAGGGCAGCAACGTCATATCGAACGTCACGGCTATGCCGGCAAATCTTGCGATTGGCGCCTCGGTGAGCGGATCTGGGATTCCGGGCGGCGCGACAGTGACTGCTATCGGCGCGAATACGGTGACGATGTCGGCGAACGCGACGGCGACGTACGCGGTGCTGTTTCCGATCACCTACACGACGCCGGGGAACATCGCGATTCAGCGGCCGCTGCGTGCACTGACCGGATTCACTCGGCTGACAACGAGCGGTATCTCGCAGGTCGACTATCCGCTCGATGTGATCGGCCTCGATCAATGGTCGTCGATCGGCCTTAAGAATCAGCCGGGCCCGTGGCCGAAGGTGCTGTACTACGACGGCGCATTCCCGCTGGGCACGTTCTACTTCTTCCCGAACCCGTCGCAGGGCGGCGAGGTGCATCTGTGGACGGACAATCTCTTCACGGACTTCTTGACGCTCAACACGCAGGTGATTCTGCCGCAGGGCTATACGCGCTTCCTGAAAGTCGCACTCGCGCTCGAACTGTGGCCCGAGTACAAGGGCGGCGCGCCGCTGCCGCAGGCACTCGTCGAGCAATACAAGATTTCGAAGGCCGCGGTGAAGAATCTGAATTCGCAAGCGCAGAACACAGCGACCTACGACCACGCAATCGCGGGCCGCGCGAAGAATGACGCCGGTTGGATCCTCCATGGGGGCTTCAACTAATGCCGCAGTTTCCATTCGTCGGGCAGGCATATGAAGCCCCAATGCTCCTGCAGGACGCCGAAAAGTGCGTCAACTGGTACGTCGAGGTATCGCAGAACGGCGAGTCGAAGACGCCGAAGGCGCTGCTGGGCACGCCGGGGCTTCTCAGTCAGCTAACCATCGGCAGCGGCCCGATGCGCGGCGACTGGGTGCTTCCCGGCGGGCAAGCGGCCATCGTCGTTTCGGGCAATGAGGTCTTCAAGGTGACCATCGCGACGCCGGCTACCGCATCGTCGCCCGCTGTGTTGGCTGGAACTCAAATAGGGCAACTTGCGACATTTAGCGGCCCCGTGGTCATCCGCGATAACGGTGCCGGTGGGATCGCGGTCATCAGCGATGGCCCGAATGGCTATGTGGTGAACCTGTCCGCTTGGACGGTCACTCAGATCGCGGACCCCGCGTGGCTCGGCTCGTCGCGCATCGCCTTCGTCGACGGCTGGCTTGTCTTCAACAAGCCTGGATCGCAGATTTTCTACACGTCGCCGCTGTATTGGAACGGTACGAGCCCAATGGACGCGACGTACTTTGCACTGAAGGATTCGAGCACCGATGACCTCGTCACATTCATCGAGGACAAGCGCGAGCTGTGGCTGATCGGAGAGCGGACAACTGAGGTCTGGTATGACGCCGGTGGCGCGACGTTCCCGTTCTCGCGGTTGCAGGGCGTCACGTTGCAGCACGGTTGTGCGGCGGCGCAGACCATCGCGCGTGTTGGCGACAGTCTCGTTTGGATGGGAGCGAACGAGCAAGGTCAAAACACCGTCAAGCGCACTATCGGGTATCAGGCGGTCGACGCCTCAACGATCGCCGTGAACAAGGCGATCGCGAGCTATCCGGTCATCAGCGATGCGATCGCCTACTCGTACCAAGAAGACGAGCACCTCTTCTACGTGCTCACGTTTCCGACTGCTGATGCGACGTGGGTGTGGGACGCGACCACAAATATGTGGCATGAGCGGTTGAGCTACGACCCGGCTGCCGGGCAGTTTCATCGGCACCGTTCGAATTGCTTCATGAACTTCGCGGGGATGCTGCTCGTTGGCGACTACGCGAACGGCAATCTCTATCAAATGTCGCGCTCGGTCTATAGCGACAACGGTGCGCCGCTCGTCGCATGGCGCCGCGCGCCGCACGTCTGGGACGAAAGCGATCGTGAGCGCGTGTTTCATAGACGTCTGCAGCTTGAGTTCACGCCGGGTGTTGGCTTGCAAATCGGCCAGGGGAGCAACCCCCAGGTCATGTTGCGCTGGTCGGACGATGGCGGTCAGACGTGGAGCAATGAGCACTGGAAATCGATTGGTATGACTGGCGAAACTAAATACCGGGCGATCTGGCGTCGCATGGGTGCCGCTCGGGATCGCGTCTATGAGGCGAAGTTTTCCGATCCCGTGCCGCGCGATGTAGTCGGCGCGACGCTGCTGGTGGATTGACATGGCGACGGGAGATTTGCCGACCGGATTTCCGCAGGCGCGGTACCCGTGGGCCGACGGCCAAGGCTATCCGACGAGGGACTTCCTCTACTTGATCTTGACGCTTTGGGACCGCACGGGTGGCGCGTCAGGCAATTCTGGGGGCGGTACGGTGTCGGTCTCGCAGAGCCCGATATTCTTCGACACTCCCGACTTCGATGAACCCGTCATGCGCGGCGGCCTACTAGCGCCCGGCGGTTGGTTCGATGAGAAGGGGATTGGCGGCACGTATGGATTCGCTGCCGGAACAGATTTCGTCGCAGGCACGACCACCGCCCTTACGCTATCGCAGCCGTACGGGTCACAGGCAAATCTCATTGTGGCGTTTGACGGCACATGGCAAGGGGCTGATCAATTCAGCCTAAGCGGGAAAGTCCTCACGTTCACATCGGCGATTCCGGCCGGAACGACCAAAGTCTTCGTTAAGGGCTTCTTGAGCCCGCAATAAGGAATTCCAAATGGCAGCGAACAAGGTACTGCGCTTCGGCCCGGTAGCGCTGGGCACGTCCATCGCAAACATCATCAATCCGCCGTCCCTTACGGGCGGCACGGGCCTGGCCGGCACGAATACCAACGCATACGTGATCCTGAAGCACATCCGCATTGTTAACACGGGCGCTGCCGCGGCATCCCCGTCGCTCTATATCGGGGCGACGGGTGGCTCTGCGGCGAACACGAGCTTCGCTTTCAACGGCACCAGCATTCCCGCCTCAGGCAACCCCGGCAACTATCTCGACTGGTACGGCATCTGCCGCTTGGACGTGGCCGATTTCCTGACCGGGCTCGCCTCAGCCGCGGGCCTCGTCTTCGAGGCTGAAGGCGAAATCGGCATCGTCTAATCGGAGAACGATATGTCTGCAATGAAATTTCGGATCGTCTCGCTGGCGAGCACCAATCTGCAGCAGGTGAAGGGCTATAGCGCAAACCTGAAGGGCGCTCTGATCATCAACACCAATGCAGCCGCACGCTTCGTGAAGCTCTACGAATCGACCGATGCGCCGACGGTGGGCACGACGGCGCCGGCTCTCACGATCGAGATTCCGGCGTCGAGCCAGTTGCCTTTGACGTGGCCTGACGGCATCAACTTCAGCAAGACGATGTGGATGGCGACGACGGTGAACGTTGCCGACAGCGACGCGACGGCCGTCGGCGCCGGCGATCTGTACGTTCAACTCTTCGTGGAGTGACGATGGACAACTTCATGAAGCTGGCCCAGGGCGTTCCCGTCGTGCCTTTGTTGCTCGCGATTCGTCGTCGGCCGGAACTGTGGAAGGAAGACACGTATCTGCGCGACTACCCGCAAGGACCGTTTGCCCAGATTGAATCGATCATGCTGCGCTTCCCGGTCAAGTCCGTGCACGAAACCGAAGAAGCGTTGCAGGACCACCTCGCGCGCTACGACCAGCACGAAAACGTCGACTACCCCGCATACAAGACTCTCACGGAAGCGCGTCCGATCGTGATGAGCCTGATGAATCTCGTCGGCGGCGAGCGGCTTGGTCGCGTGATGATCAACAAGATCAAGCCAGGCGGATGCATCTATCCGCACGCGGATACGCCCGAGCACGCGAACTACTACCGCCGCTTTCACGTGGCGCTCGAAAGCTCTCCGGGCGTTGATTTTCGTTGTGGCGAAGAGCACGTCTACATGGCGCCGGGCGACATCTGGTGGTTCAACAACAAGCTCGAGCACGAAGTCATCAACAACAGCGCTGGCGACCGCATCCACATGATCGTTGATATTCGGGTGTCCGAATGATCACAGCGCATGTCGAGTCGTTCCGCGAGCGGCTAGCCGAGTTGCAGCAGTTGCTGCCCGCGCACTACGGCGAGTTAGCGTTGGATCAGGATCACGTTCCGCTGTCCCCGCAGTACGACGTCTACATCGAGCGCGAGCACCGCGGTGAGTTGCTGTTTGTCACCCTGCGCGATGCCGGCGAGCTCGTTGGCTACTTCATCGGCTTCATTGCGCCGGGGCTGCATTACTCGACCTGCCTCACTTGCACGATGGACATTTTTTACGTCCGAAAGGATCGTCGAACCGGCTCGGCAGGTGTTCGCCTTTTTCGCTTCGTCGAGAAGGAATTGCGCCGCCGTGGCGTGCAACGATGGTTCATGGGATCGAAGGTCCACGCAGACGCGAGCGCGCTTTTCGAGCGCATCGGCGCGCGCAAGGTCGAGATCTATTACTCAAAGTGGATAGGTGACTGAATGGTAGCCGCTGCGATCGTTGGGGGCGCCGCAATTACGGCTGGCGTCGGGGCTATGTCGTCCCAATCGGCCGCCAATACGCAAGCCGACGCCGCGAACAACGCGACGAGCACGCAACTGGGAATGTTCAATCAGACCCAGCAAAATCTTCAGCCCTATATGGGGGCCGGGAGTACGGCGCTGTCGACGTTGAACGGCCAACTCGGAACGCTGAACACGCCGATGGCGATTCAGCCGTCGATCAACAATACGAACTGGCAGCAGTTCATGTCGCCGGCGTATAACTTTCAGCTGCAGCAGGGTCAGCAGGCGCTGCAAAACAGCCAGGCGGCGCAGGACGGCGTCCTTTCGGGTTCAGCGCTGAAAGGCCTGATCAACTACAACCAGAACATGGCCGGTACTGCGTTCCAAAACGCCTTCAACGACTATCAGACGCAGTACGGCAACCAGTTCAATCAGTACCAGACGCAAAACCAAAACATCTACAACCGCCTCTCGAATCTCGCAAATCTCGGTGAGAACGCTGCGGCGAACGTAGGTCAGCAGGCAACCCAGACTGGCGCGAACGTGGCGAATACGATGCAGGCCGCAGGCAACGCGCAGGCCGCGGGCACGATCGGGACCGCCAACGCGATCAATGGTGCCGTCAACAATGGCATGGGGTATCTCATGCTGAACAACTTGACCAATCCATCTACCGCGGCCGCCGGATGGGGCAGCGGCTATTCACCCGCTACTGCAACTGGCGCATCCGCGTGGGGGCTCTGATAATGCCGATCGACAGCAGCATTCCGTTACAGGTCCAGCAGGGTAGCCCGTTTCAGTCGATGGGCCAAGCGACGCAAGCGCTATCCGGCCTTGCACAGTTGCAAAACGTTCGGCAGCAGAACCAAATGATGCAGGCCGAAACCCAAAACTTGCAGCAGACGGCAAGCCAGGGAGCACAGCTTCAGGACGAGCGGCAGAAGTACTCGGCGGCGATGCAAGACCCGACTGCGCCGTTCTATAACCAGGACGGTACGGTCGATCCGAACAAGTTCCAGGTGTGGGCGAACCGCAATATACCCCTGACGCAAGGCGTGTATGGGCAAGCGCTGCTCGACCATACTGAGGCCGTCAACAAGTACAAGACGACGGTCGCGAACATGTCGCAAGGCGATCATCAGGTGGTGAACGGAGCTCTGTCGTCGTTCGTGCGCCCGGATGGCACGGTGACGGCGACGCCGCAACAGATCGGGGCGCAGTTGGACGCTATCACGCCGCAGTTGACCGGCTACGGCAATAGCTTCGTCAGTCAGGCGAAGCAAGCGGTCGCGAGCAGCGCCAACAATCCGCAGATGCTAGGCCAAGTACTTGCGCAACTCGCGCGCACGACGACGCCTGCCGCCACGCAGCAGGAACAGCGGCGCGCCAGCACGTCGCTCATCAACAACGGCGCGGCGACGGTACCGGTCGCCACGACGGGCGACTATGGCACTCCTCCGGGTGCGCCCGCAGGGACAGGCGTTCCGAATCAGATCGGACCCGAGGGGCGCCAGACCGTTGGCACGAATCCGCTCACGGGCGGAATGACCGTCACGAACCGCGATGCGAACGGCAATATCACGGGAGTGACGAATCCGCCGACGCAGGGCGTCTATGTGCCACAGCCGGGCGACGCGCAAGCTCTCCCCGGACTCTCGGCTGAGCGGGATTCGGCGCGTACTCAATATGCCGCGGCCGGCACGCAGCACGAGAATAATCGGATCGTCCTGTCGAACATCGACAACGTGGGCGCAACCGGCGTGTCAGGGCCGGCTTGGCGCAACATCGCGAGCGCGTTTGGCTTTAATCCAGGCGATGTGAAGGATCAAGCGACCGCGTACGACATGGTCGGCAAGGGGCTCGAGCGTTCGGCGCTGCAAGCCGCACAGTCGATGGGTCCGCAGACGAATGCCGGTCTGGACGCACAGATCAAGGCCAACGGAAGCCTCGGCTACACGCCGCAAGCGATCAAGGAAATCACGAAGTTGAACGACGCTCTGGTGTCGGGCACGCAGGCCTATCAACCCGGGCTCGAGCGCGCTATCGCAGCCAACCCGTCGGCGGGCGTGTTTGCGAAGCGCCAGTTCGATCAGCAGTGGGGTGCGAACTTCGACCCGACGATCTTCCGCTACTACAACGCGATCAAGAACAACGATACCGCCGAGCAGCAGGCGATCGTGAAGCAACTCGGCGGCCAAAATTCCAAGGCGTATAGCGCGATGATGCAGAAGGCCAAGAACCTTCAGCAGTTGTCGAATAGCGGGAGCATCCGGTAATGGACGATCTGCTCGCCACGCTGCAAGGCGCGGGCCCACAGCAGCCGGCTGCGCCGACGGCTCCCGCGGGGGCTGTTGCGCCCACAGGTACGCCGCAGCCGTCGCAAGCCTTCGATCCGTCAAAAAGCTACGGCACGCCCGCGAAGCTGCTCGACAATCTGATCCACACCGAAAGCAGCGGCAACCCGTACGCGGTCAACGACAAGACTGGCGCGATGGGTCCATACCAGTTCATGCCCTCAACGCTCGCGATGCTGGCGAAGCAGGGAGTGAAGTTCGATCCGTTCGACCCACAGCAATCGCGCTCCGCGGCTGACTACTACCTGCAGCAGCTCAAGCAACAGAACGGCGGCACCTACCAGGGCGCGCTGAAGGCATACGGCGGCTTTGTGCATGCTGATCCGACGCAGTATGTGTCGAAGGTGATGGCAGGCGTTCCCGACAGCGGTTCGACGCCCGCGCCGACCATTCCGGGTCAATCGAACTCAGGCCAGCCGCCGCAGCAGGACACGGGGCCGATGTCGGATCTGTTCGCGACGCTCCAAACGGGCCCGCAACAGGCGCAACAAGCAGCCGCGAAGCCACCTCAAGCGGCTCCTACCGAACCGGTCCAAAAGCCAGCGTCGAGTCCGCTGGCCACATTCGGGCAGGGGATGGCCGGACTGGCCGACACGATCGCCAGCGCGCCGGGCGCCGCAATGCAGGGCGCTGACTATGCGGTGCGACGCGCGATGCAGCAATCCCCGGAACAGGCGCAGCAGGGGTCTACCGGCGATTTCGGCGGATCGGTGCATCCTGTTGGGAATCTCTTCGGCGTCACGAATACGCCGGGCTACCAGAACGAGGCATCGCAGCGGCTAGCGAGTCTCGTTGGAAGCGGGATCAACAAGGGAGCAACGGCAGTCGCCAACGCGACGGGCCTACCGCAGCAGGACGTGTCCAACATGGCCGGCTCGCTGTCGATGCTCGTGCCAGGCGCCGTAAAGGGGGTGGCGAAGGCTGTCGCGCCGATGGCGCGCAACGTGGCCTCTGTAGCCGGCGATGCGGCGGCTCAGACCGTAGCCGATGATATGAACGTGCGACCTGCGGCAGAGGCGCCGACTGGGCCACCGATGCAGCCGCGGGAGATGGCCGGCGGCGGCGCGGCGTCGGCAAACCTGAATCCGTATCCGGTGCTGACCGGCGAAGAGAACGTGCGGGGGCCATTTCCGCAGATCAAGCTATCGAAGATTTCCCAAGACGTCACGCCACAAGAGCAGGGCGTGCGCGCGCAGATCGCGACGCAGATCCTCGGTGACCAGGGCGAAGCCGTGCGTCAGGGTGTGGTGACCGGCAACGAGAACACGCTGCGCGACGAATACGCGGCAGCTAAATCGCCGATCCAGACGCCGGGCACGATGGCGATCAAGCAGCAGATCGCGAACGAGCAGGATGCGCTTTCGAACTTCGCGCAGGATCGTGTCGACGCGACGGGGGCAAGCCAAAACATCCTGACGAACGAGGAGCGAGGCAGAGTCATCAACGATGCCATCTACGGTCCCGACGATAGCCTCACGTCATATCTGCGCAACACGAAGCGCGCGATTTACGACGAGGCGCAGCGTGTCGCCGGCGATAACCCGATCAAGACTACGCACATCGATACGTTGCTCGCCGATCCGCAGTTCCAAGCAGGGGTGAAACTCAGTGGCAATGAGGGCACCGTCGGAGGCGCTGCCGACCTGATTCAACTCGCGCGCACGACAGGGTTTCGCGATCCGGTCTCCGGCGATATGTATGCGCCGAACAGCGTTGCCGCGTGGGATGCGGTGCGCAAGGCGATCAATAGCGAATGGAGTCCGTCGAATCGAAATGTCGTGCGGCAATTGAACGGCGCGATCGATAAGGACATCGCGGCAACGGGCGGCCAGGAAATGTACAAGCTCGGCGATCGCATCCATCAGGTCGAACAGACGCTACTCGATTCGAAAGGCATCGGCTCGGTGCTGGGTGACTACGACGCCAACGGCGTGAAGACTGGGCCGTCGCTTGAGAGCATTCCGCAAAAGCTGAATACGATGCCTACCGATCAATGGCAACACATCCACGACACGCTCGACGATCTGTCGCGCGGTCAGATTCGCGGTGCGCCGGACGGTATGCCTCCCGTGCCGCAAGCGGTGCAGGACGCTGCGGCACAGGCGCGCAATGAGATGCATGGCGCGCTCGCACGCTCAGTGTATGAGGCCGGGGGCGCAAAGGCTGGCGTCTGGAATCAGAACTCGGTCAACAAGGTGCTGAACTCGTCTGTCGGCCAGAAGATCATCCGCAATTTCCCGCCCGATGAGGTGCAAGCCTTCCACACGCTGAACTACGGCGGACAGATCATGCCGGGCGTGCATTCGTACGAGGGCGCCGGCAATCAACTCGCGCGCCTCGCGAAGCCCGGCTTCGTCGAGAAGTACGCGCCGAGTGTAGGGGTGAATGTAGGGCACGTGCTAGGGGCTGCGACGCAGATTCCGGGCGCGCGCTGGGTGGGCTCGGTGGCCGGCGAGTGGTCTGGGCGAAAGCTATCCGACCTATCGGAGACACGCCGCGGGCAGAAGCAATACACACAGATCATGCAGGAAATGCGCAAGAACGCGCAGCTTGGAAAGCAACAGCAGTAACAGCAAGACAGAAGTCAGGGAACCCGTCCTCGAGGCGGGTTTTTTCGTTTACGGGCCCGCCATTGAGCGGGCCTTTTTGTTGAGGTGATGCATGAGCGCGTTGCTCGCACCGACCCCGGTGATGCGGTTCTACGACAACAACAATAACCCCCTTGCGGGCGGCCAACTCTATACCTATCAGGCCGGCACGAGCACGCCGGCCGCAACGTTCACCGACTCGACTGCGGTGACGCAAAACCCGAATCCTGTAGTGATGAACGCGCGCGGCGAGGCCTCGGTTTGGTTCAGTCCGACTCAGGCATACAAGCTTGTGCTTAAAGACGCCAGCGCGAACACCATTTGGACTGTCGATCAGGTGACATCGCCTGCGCCGGTCGCCGTCGGCAATATGACGGATGAGAAAGGGGCCGGCGGCACAGCAGGGTTTGCTGCGAATGTCGATTTCACGCCGGGTACAACGACGAGCCTGACGCTTTCGACGAACTACGGGAGTGCGTCGAATCTTTGGGTGGCGTTTGACGGGGCCGAGCAAGGCGCCGACAACTACTCGTTGAGCGGGACGACACTGACGTTCAATTCTGCGATTCCCACCGGCGTCAACAAGGTCTATGTGAAGGGCGGCACGGCACTGAGTGTTGGAGTGGTGTCCGATTCATCGGTGCAAAGCGGATCGAAGCTCTATAACCGCATCACTGATCTGGTGGACGTCAAGGATTTAGGCGCGATCGGAAACGGCACGAACAACGACTCGGGCGCTTTCTCGGCGAACGTGTCGGCCTTCTATATCGGCGCCAGCTCTGGCGATTACCTGATCAATCAGAACACCATCGTGACCGCGGATATGTGGTTCATGGGCGGAATAATCACGGTGCCGACAGGCGTCACGCTGACGATCAATGGCAGCGTCATTGCGCCGTCGAAGGTCATCTTTCAGGGTGCCGGCACTGTCGTCATCAACCGCGGGATCATCGACGTGGCGTGGTTCGACGGAACCGATGCAAGCACGAAGACAGCGTTCTGTCTGCGCGGAGTATCGAATACGAATGGCACCGGCAAGACGCTCGCCTACTACCCGCCACAGCCCGGTGACGCATGGGCCACGACGAGCCCAAATAACCAGTGGGGCTACGGCTGGAAGGTGACGGCGCCGATACGGCTCGAGCAGGCGCAGAACTATACGGTCTACCTTACTCATTCCAGTTTCATCGCGACGGCGGCGATGGACGCAGTCTTTACGCTTGGATTTGCTGGCGTCGGCAGTGGCAGCAATCTAAAGTCCGACGGCCAGATTTTTCCGGTCAGGCTCAAGGTGGACGGCGGCAACGGGCTCGCCAATTGGGCGGTGCGCATCTACGGATCGTCGCACTCGAATTTCCCGCATGTGGAGGCTTATTACTGCGGCGGCATTGCGTTCACGCCAGAAAGCCAGATGCAGTGTTCTGATATCAGCGTTGGCTTCCTCGATACGGGCGCCCTGTTCAACCAAGCGATTCTGATGGACGGCACGTATGGCGCGAACAATACGATCACGGACATCGAAATTGGGTTTGTCAATTCGACGGGGTTCTCCAACGGTCACGCTGCGGATTCTGTGGTCAAGATTGGGAGTAACTGTAACGGCATCAGCGTGCGAAAGGTATCGCACCGCGCGGTGGTATCGGGCGTTGGCGGCGCGTTTCAGGATGCGACTACCGGAGTGGTATTCATTACCAACGGCGGCACGCTTGGGCCGAATGTAGTATCGCCGCGCTACGGAATCAATATCGGCCCAGTCATCAACGGCTCGGCGACGATAACGGCCGAAGCGATTGTCATCGCGGATGCCTCAAGTGGCTCCGCAGCGAAGATGACCGGGATCACGATCGAGTCGGGCTCCGAAGTCGATTCCTCGTCTCCCCCGGGAAGCGCTAGCATTTCGCTTAACTACACATCGGGAGCGATTGTTCAGGGACTTCCGGCTTCGTCAAGCACGAACGTCGCGCAGAAAGTGACCGTCAATGCCACTTGCGCGGGCACATTGATTTATGGATCAACGGCTGCCCAAGTCACGGACGGCGGCGTAGGGACGTTAATTAACGGCCACAACTACGGGGCAATCTCGGCTTCGGCCGTCGGAGCGTCTCCCGTGAGCTACACGAACAATTTCGGATACGACATCGACTATCAAATCCAGGGTGGCACGGTCACGACCGTGAATATCACGCGAGGTAGCACAACCGTCAGCGCGTACTCCGGTTCGTCTTTGAATGCGGGTCTGTTCCGGCTTTCGCCGGGCGACAACATCCAATACGCCTACTCCGCAGCACCTGCGGCCAACATCATTCCTCGATAAGGATCAGACCATGAAACGATTTTTGGCAACAATCCTTGCTCTGTGCGCGTCCATTGCGTTCGGTGCCACTACGGTCCCGGTCCAACTGCTCAACCCAATCGGTTCCTTATCAGGGCAGGCGATTGTTTCAACAGGGCCATCGAGCGCGCCGGGATGGACAACGGTGGCGAACGCGGGAGCCAACACGAATATCACGTCACTCATTGGGTTGACCACCCCGCTCGGGACGTGGGCGGGTGGTCTAGGTGCGAACAATAGTTCGGCTAATGGCGTTCCGGTATTCGCGAGCGGCTCAGCCACTGTCACAGCAACCACGGGAACCGGCTCTCCGGTTTTGGCCACATCGCCTACGATCACGACGCCGAACATTCAAGGCGTCACGAACGGCGCCGTAGCCGTCGCCGGGCAAGTAGGGCAACTTCTCACGGCTACCGCGTCGGCGGTCAGCATTTCCAACAGCACATTTACCAATTGCATAAGTTTGGGCTTGACGGCCGGCGATTGGAACGTTTGGGGGAATGTGCATCTGAACCCCGGCGCGAGTACGGCGTTGACTCTCGGCCTCGGCGGTCTGAGCACAACGAGCGCGACGCTCCCGGCATCTCCCAACTATTCGCAATGGGCGTATGCCGGCACGACGAATTTCGGTCAATCGGTTGCCCTTCCGATGCAGATATTCAACGTATCTGGATCGACGACTGTTTATGCCGTCGTGGAAGCAGGGTTTGCGAGCGGGTCGGCCAACATGGATTGCGCGCTCACCGCGCGGCGCGTCCATTAAATCTATACCAAGACGGGGAACCGATGACCGACCTCCAAAGAACTGTGGATGACCATTCCACCCGCATCGCGCTGCTCGAGCAGTCTCGCGACGATCATCAACGAGCAATCGACGATTTGCGAGAAAGCGAACGAGCGATTCTAGAACGCCTCGGAGCAACAGCCACGCACGAGGACATCGTTCGCGTTGAAAGCAGCATCAATGGCGTGCTTCGCGATGCGCTCAATGCTGTGCCGGAGCATGCAGCAAACCAGATCGCGACGCAGGCCAACCGTATCGCGAGTCGCGCCAACGTGTGGTTCTCGATCGCCGGTATCGGTAGCCTCGTCGCGGCGGTGGTCGTGCTGGCCGAGCATTACAAATGAGCGGCACGGTCGGCCAGCGTGCGGCCGATCTCGCGGCTAAGCATATCGGCAGCTGGGCCTTTCTGATCGGCTTCAATGCCTTTGTCGGGGCATGGTGCGCCGTCAATGGATTTCTCGGTGGTCGGGCCTTCGACCCCTATCCGTTCATTTTGCTGAATCTCGTCTTCTCCTGGCTGGCCGGCGTACAGGCGCCCGTGATCATGATTTCGCAAAACCGCCAGGAAGAGATCGGCCGCGAGACGCAACTTGCCATCCTCCGGTTGCTCCAGGCTCAGCAGCATGTCATGCAGCAGCAGGGCAGTCATATCGCCACCACGAACGATCTGCTCGGGCAGGTTGAACGAGCGCTTGGAAACATCGAGAAACTAGCGAACGCGCAAGGCGTAATGCTCGAGCAAATTTTGGAGGAGGTCGAAGATGACGCCGACCAATGAGGCAGTACTGATTCAAGAGTTGCGACGCGATGA